CTGTTGTTGAAGAAAATACAGTGAATCCAGTAGTACTTCCAGTAGCATACGGAATTGATCCAGTATTCAATAAAGAAGAGCCTGAGTTTGCAGGATATAATATTATAGATGATCCTATTGGAAATGTCGTTGGATAAGTTACGGTTGCAATAATGCTAGATGCCACAGGAGTTGCACCAGTTCTAAAGTTAAATATTCCTGCATTAGAAGATCCAGTAATAGATATTGGTGCAGTTGGCCCAGCTCCACTACCAGTTATGATAGTGGGAATTTTGCTTTGTATATATAATGATCCTGAAACACCTAATGATCCTGATAAACTTGTTGAACCTGATACTCTAAATCCATTTGAAAATGATGAAGTTATAGAATAAGAACTAGATATCGCACTAGATGCAGTATAAGAATAAGAAGCAGATACCGCTTGTGATGCAGTTCCAAATAAACTTCCAGTATAAATTCCTATAAATGATCCACTAAATAAAGACGCTGATATTAGGCCTGATGCAGACATAAACATTAAAGAGGATGTCGTTGCTCCATATCCATTATAAAAACCAATATTATCTAATGCACCAACAAAAAATCTACCTTGACCTAATGATGGATTATAATCAACTACAGTTCCATCTGCATAACTACCAGTAAATATACCATTAAAAGTAGCACCATTTGTAGTAATTGTACTACCAGTTACAATTAATGACCCACTTATATTTATTAAACTTCCTGTTTTTTGTAATATTATGTTTGGATAGTTCCATATATTAACTGTCCAATCTGATTTTGCTTCTATGATAGGTAAACCAGATACATCATTGACCATATAAATAGATCCTGATGTTTGATCTGTAACTGTAAATTGTGATCCTACTGAAGTTGCTCCAAAATCAACTATTCTATTTGTTGTTGCAGATCCTGTAAAAGATCCGGTAAATGTAGCCTGAACTCTTAAAGCAGTTTGAGTCTGAGAACCTGTACTATTTACAAAAGTAGGTGTTATATTCACTCCGTAAATAACTGATGAAGAGGCAGGAGTTAATGACTGAGATAGAGTCTGATTGAATAATATTCCAGATTGAGAAGATAATAATACAAGACTTCCTGTATATACTGTTAAACTTCCAGTAATTACTGCGTTTCCAGTATAAGGAAACGGATTTGCTCCACTACCTCCAGCTAATGCGTAAGAAGCTGTAACAGCATTGAATGCATTTGTTGCAGATGATGCAGTGTATGCATATGATGCAGATGTTATTGATCCTAATAAATAACTCGCAGTTAATGCTAATGAAGCAGTAATAGCTTGTGATGCAGTTCCAAATAAAGAACCTGTATGGATACCTATAAAAGATCCTGTAAATGAACCTGTTCCAGAATAAGTAATACTTGAAGTAATACTAAATGATGAACTAATAGCTGAGCTAGCTGTGTATGCATAAGAAGCAGAGATAGCTTGAGATGATGTTCCAAATAAAGATCCAGTAATATTTGGAGCATTTAAAGAACCGGTTATATTTAAACTACCTGAAATAATTGCACTACCAGTATAAGGAAATGTAGGAGCTCCTGTTGATCCACCACTTAAAGCATAAGAAGCTGTGATAGCATTAAATGCATTAGTTGCAGATGAAGCTGTATAAGCATAAGAACTGGAAATAGATTGGGAACTAGTTCCAAATAAAGACCCTGTTATACCATTAGATACTGATAGAGAACCTGTTATTTGTGAGTTATTAAGTGCAATGACGCCATTACGCGCTACAAATTCGTTTGCCATTTATATTTTACCTCAGTTCACTGTCCCTAAGGTGGGGGTTTTACTTACATAAATATCACACGATACTGTCTTCCTGTTGTATCGGCTGCTTGTAAAGCATCTGATTGCATTTGAGCATCAACTTCATTATTGTATTGATAAATATGGTCATTTGGGGTTAGTTGAAATACCCAAATTGAATCATTTCCTGGAATAAATTGCATTTGTACTTGATACATATTTTTATGTTTTAGATATAAGTTACGGTACCTTTAATAGCCCAAGTACCAGTTGTATTGACTGTAATATTAAATTGTGCTGCTCCTGTTACTATAGCAAATGATGCTGTTACTGCTAATGTAGAGCCTATATCAACTGTTGAATATTCAGTATAGCTTGGAGATGTATTAGGAGTCCATACAGCCATTATGTGGCCTGATCTAGCATTTGAACCACTATACACAGTATAGTTGTAGAATGCTGATGTAAATGAGCCAGTAGCTGTAGTAAATATGTTTGTGTTAGTATTACCTGGGTTTGTAGCAGTAGCATATTGCATTTGAGCACCACCTATATTAAATATTTGAGCATATGATGCTGTAGTAGCTACTACTGCATAAGATGAAGTAGTTGCATTGTTAGCATATGATGCTGTTAGTGTTTGTGCGGCATATGATGCAGTTCCTAATAATGAACCTGTGTATCCTAAGGTTGCTGTTGAGCTACCTGATATTATCTGATTACCTATTAAGGTAAATGAACCTGTTGTTAATAGGGAACCGGTGATATTTAAATTGTTCGCTATGGTTGTAGATCCTGCTAAGTAGTTAGGTGCAGTACCATTCATGTACAAGTTCCAGTTTGCAGAACCACTTGTTGCTAAGTTACCATAGAAACCATAGTTGTTAGTTGCACCTGAAAGTGTATTTGCTGCTGTAAATCCGTATTGGTTTGTAACAACACTACCGGCACCAATTGTACCTTGGTTTGCTATATAATGTTGCAATGTCGTTAAAGTAAATGAAGCAGCCGCTGTAGAAACACTTGAACGATAATATATCGCTGAGTTAGTAACGTCTGATTGGATAACACCGTTAACGTTAACGTGAACTGAATCTATACTACCGCCTAAATTTTTAGAGATAAATAGGTTGTTGTAAGGTAAAGCAGCACCATTATAACCAATACCTAATGAACCTGCTAAGTAGTTTGGAGCAGTACCATCCATGTATAAGTTATAGTTGTTAGAACCTGAAGATGCTAGTTGGCCTCTAAAACCATAGTTAGTTGTTGCACCTGATAAAGTGCTGGCAACGTGAAATCCTGTTTGGTTAGTTACTGTACTACCTGCGCCAAATGTTCCTTGTGAAGCAAAATAGTGAGTTAAATTAGGCAGTGTAAATGCAGCAGCTTGCGTTTGCGCTAATGTTCTATTAAAATAAAATATTGTAGTTACATCTGATTGTATTACACCATCTTGCATTATGCCATAAGCCGTAACTGCTCCTGTTATATTTTTCCCAATATGTAAATTATACCCTGTCAAACTTGTACTACCTATACCTAATGAACCTCCTAACAGCATATCACCTGATCCTGTTATAGATCCTGTTATGATTACGCTTTGTGATAAAGGATTTAAATAAGAAGCAGTTAATGCATAAGATGCAGTTGTACTGTTCGCAGCGTAAGATGCAGAAATAGCGGTCAACGAAGAAGAAGCGTTAATTGCCGAGCTAGCCGTATAAGCGTAACTAGCAGAAGTTGCTTGCGATGCAGTACCGAATAAAGATCCTGTGTATCCACCGGTTGCAGTAGAGCTACCGCTAATTATTTCGTTACCTATTAGATTAAATGAGCCAGTTAAAGTTGTAGACCCTGATACTATTAATCCTGCTTGTATTCTTGCTGTTCCGTTTACATCTAATCTATAACCTGCATCACTACCACCTACTCCTACTCCTAAGTTTCCTGTGGAAGAGAATAAACGCATCTGCTCGTTAAAGTTAGTATACCAGATATGGTCTTTGTTTGCTCCGGTTATGCTTGCGTTGTATTTTACAGCACCACCATTGCTATTCATCGTACCGTACCAAACAGAACCTCCTGCAAAAATTGCTACAAATCCAACAGAACTAGGTTGATCGTATGTGTTTTGTACTGTTCCTTGAGGATTTGACCATATTCTTCCGTAAATACCTTGCGTGTTAAAATTTACACCACCCGCAGTACCGTTAGGAGAGAACGCAAACCCACCGCCTTGGTTCTGTCCTGTACCGTAAGCTCCTAATATAAACTGATTGGAAGTATTAATATAGGACACTACAGTGTTATTAGAAGTTGGTACCGACCCCGCTGTACCTGCACTACCCGTATCTGTAAACGAAGTAAATCCTGGGGAAGTAAAATACTTATTTTCACTACCACTATTTGTACCTTGATAAACTCTGATAGCTGTAGCATAGTTTGGATACGTCCAAGTAAGGTTAACTGATCCTGAACCGCTACTTCCTGATATGCTTGCGGATACCTCTGCGCTTGGTAACGATGTGTTTCCAAGAGCGTCTATCGATACCAATTTATAGTAGTAAGTACCGTCAGCTAAGTTACCACTTGATGTTACAGGAGTCGCTACTACCGATGATGGAGGGTTTATTGTATTAAAACCTGTAAGACCTTGAAGTCTTGATGTACCTGCTGAATCTAGTAAATAGTTAGAACCTGTTAATGATCCTAAAATTAAGTTACCTCTTATTGCTGATGTAGTAGTAGAACTATTACCTATTACTGTTGTGTTTACGCCTAAACCGACTGCACTTGCACCTATTGCTATTTGGTTTCCGCCTGAAATACCAGTAGTAGAAGCACTATTACCTATAATAATATTATTTTGTGCAACTCCAACACCAGATCCAAGTGTGATATTAGCTCCAATTGCTACTACACCATCTGATACGTTAGAGTTATTAATTGCATTGTATCCTATAACAACAGTATTATTAGCTTGACCATAAAAACCAGCGTTATTACCTACAATAACGTTAGAAGAACCGGCTCCAGCGTATGTTCTTTGAACACCTGCGTTATAACCTATTATAGTATTATCAGTACCTGTAGTAATTTGTCCACCAGCGTATCCTCCAATTGCAATATTTCTTACACCGGATGTTAAGTTTTGAAGTGTAAATCCGTTACCATTACTATTATTTGAACCAATAGCTATATTATAGTTAGAAGGTGCTGTTACTTGTCCAAGATAAATTCCTTCTACTTTTAGTCCGTATTTCAGTATACCAGTAAAACTTCCTGTATTATAGGCTGGAAGAATTTCTAATCCTACTAGCGTTTGACCATTAGCTGAAGCAGATAACGCAGTATTTACCAATACTGAACTACCACCTGATGTAGAGCCTGAGTTGGGAAGAATACTGCCGCTGATTAATACTATAGAGGAAGATGGATTAGTAATTGGTTGAGATCCTGAAATGCTACCGTAGAAAGAAGAGAATCCATTTATAGATACACTACCTGTCACTCCTAAACTACTTGATACAAGTAAGCTACCGGTAATAACAGCTGAACCTGAAAATGGAAATCCGTTTCCTGATAAACTATAAGAAGCTGTAGAAGCGTAAGAAGAACTCACAGCATTCAAGACGTAAGAAGAACTTACAGCAGAACTTGCAGTGTAACTATAAGATGAGGATATTGCGATTATTGAAGCAGACGCCGTAGATGCATATGAACTAGATATAGCACTTGAAGCAGTAAAAGCATAAGATGCTGAAGTTGCTATTAAAGATGCAGAAGCAAAGATAGCACTAGATGCAGTATAAGCTGATACTGCAGATGATGCTGTATAAGCATAAGAACTAGATATTGCTTGAGAACTAGTTCCAAATAAACTTCCAGTGTATACTCCAACAAAAGATCCAGTAAAAGAACCGGTACCTGAATAGGTTACGCTTGAACTATTTGCAAATGATGAGCTAATTGCGCTAGAAGCGGTATAAGAATAAGAACTACTTACTGCATTTAAAACATAAGAAGCAGTTTGAGACAAACTAGAACTGATAGCAGAACTTGCTGTATACGCGTAAGAGGCAGATAATACACTTATAGAACTTGTTTGATTTGATAGAAGTACAGATATATTATTTACGCTAAGAGATCCAGTAATACTAACTGATCCTGTAAATACTTGTGTATTTGTAAGAGAATTACCGAATATATTAGATCCACTACTATATTCTACTGAAGAACTTATAGTTGTTACGACTAACGTTTGAGCTGTTAAAGTTCCCGCTACAGTAAAAGTGTTAGCAAACGATGAAGTTTGAGAATATGATGCAGAAAATGCGTTAATAGTGCTAGAAGCAGTAAATGCGTAAGAAGCAGATGTCGCTATTAAAGAGGCTGACGCTATTATTGCAGAAGACGCGGTATAAGCGTAACTTGAACTTATTGCGCTAGATGCAGTATAGGCATAAGAACTTGATATCGCATTAGAAGCAACGCTCGCGGTTCCTATTATGTTACCTAAAAAAGATCCACTAAATGAACCTGTAAAAGATCCACTTAAAGGGTATAATAACTGTTTACTTTTAATTGATGACATACTTATGCAAATTTACCTATACCGTATATTGTATCTGTTGATTCAAAACCGTATCCTAATGTTGATGGATCTATTGTTAACGTGCTAGTTCCATTTCCATTGTCTACAAAACTTACAATAGCAACTTTTTCTATATATGTCGTATTTACAAAAAAGGTAAAATTATCTGATGTATTTGCTGGCATGCCTGATGGAGGAGTAGCCCATCCTGAGAATATAGCGGTATTTAATGATACATAGCTTCCTTTTACTTGTTTATTTAAAAGTACATAATCTGCTACTAATGGAGGAATTCCACTGTATGTTACATTTGTTATATTTGTTACATTCACAGAATCATTTGCTGCCACTGATGCGATAGTAGATGATTTTGGTTTTGCTAAATTTGCTTGGAATTGTTCTACACTATTAGCTATTTCAAGTCCAAAATTAATATTAGAAACACCAAAAACTCTAGTGCCTGCAGCCATTTTTGCATTTATAGAATCAGGTATTAAATACCCGTTTAATTTTAAAGTAAATTGAGTTCTTACAGATCTATCTGTACCTATATTATATTGTAAAGTTTCTTCAAAGTTATCAATAGATGTATAAAATAAAAACTTATTTTTGTCTCCCCAGTAACTTCTAGATGCGAAGTTTAAAGATTCTATAAGTTTATCCATCTGCTCAACATAATATGTCCAGACTAAGCAGGTGTAGCTCACAGTAACATAGTCAGGAGTTACAGATACCATGTATTTTTTTGAAGGAACTCTTGAATTTAAAAGATTAAAATTAGAATATACGTTTCTTCTATTGTATCCTGCTTCAAAAAATTGAAGATTATGTGCTTGATTACCATCCAATTTAAAACCAAGTGCAGTATTCGGTTCTATTCCAGTTCTTCTAAAAAACATCATAGGCGCCATCATTTTTCCCGCTCTGTCTCTTAAATAACCCTCTAATTGAATATCTTTCCAATTCTCTTGATTACCATATAAAATAGGAACATTTACTCTAGATCCATTTTGTACTACAGATAGTTTTAATACGTTATCAAAATAGTATTTTAAAGCTTCGTCAAAATCTTTTATTCCAATTGAAAAATCTTTAGTGGTATCATTTTTTAATGTTCTTTCAAGCGCTCGATTTATTTCTGGCTGTCCTAATTTTTCAGGCTCAGAAAATACTTGATTCGGATTTCCTTCGCTAGGTAAATAGGGCATAACCAATTTATCCATGAACTCTTGTCTGTTCTGCGGTCTAGTTATTTGGTTTGCCATTTATTATGTTCTTTGTTGTTGTATGTTAAGTCTATCAGGACTAGTATAATGCGCGTCCAGTATCATTGAAAAAGATGATCCGAATTGATCTAGTCCTTGAGAATAACTATAATTTGGATCTTTACCTAATATTTTTTGATTCTCATTTACATTATCAACTTCATAATACATTTCATTGTACATTACTACGTCTCCAATTTCAGGAATAACATTTGCGGTAATTAAATGATCTTTAAAAAATCTAAATTTAACAGTTCTAATTATATCTGTTGATTGATCATTCCAATCTTGAGATCCATAATCACCTCTTTCTATTAAAGTCCAAAGTAATACAGGTCCTATATATTGTTTTTCCATCGCTTCACCATATACATTCGGTGGAGTATCAGGAAGCATAACTTTATAATATCCGCACTGTTGGCTAGCAACATTTTCTACGAATTCATAAGTTATTCCTTTGAACATTAATACATCTCTAGTAGATCCAAATATTGCCATATTATGTAATTATAGTATATAATTTATCTTTTTCACTTTCTCTAATCCTAATTATATTATATCCTTTTTTAATTGCTAGTTGATCTTTATACCTATCAATACGCCATTGATTTTTTAGTCTATCATTGATACAATCATCTAAAGATTTTGCATGCCAATAATCTCCATCAAATTCTATTATTAAATTTTTTTCTGGCAAATAAGAATCATAATAGTAATTATCTATCTCAAATTGATCTATACAAGTATAATTAAAACTTTTTATTTTATTTATCATCTCGGTCTCAAATGAATTTGCTATTTTCTTTTTACCTTTTTCTTTAATCATATTATGACCTAAAATTCCAGCAATCCTTAATCTTCTATGCCAAGAATCTAAACCTTCATTTTCTATTATTTTAGGAATAATTTTTTCAGTTACAAATTTAGAACGTTCATCTAAAGTTTTATTATCCCACCACTCTTTTTTAGATTTAGAAATTTTTTTATTTCTATCTTTATTTTTATGGATTTTATTATAATGTTCTTTAGATCTATTATTAGCTATCTTTTTTAATTTTTCTTTATGATCTTTTGTTTTTTTTATTCCTTTTATAGGACATCCAAAATTTAAATTATAATTAATCGTACCGGCTTTATACTTTTCTCTAGTTTCTTCACTTAATAAAATCGCGTTTGGATATTTTATTAAGTATTCAGCAGATGTTATATTATGCTTACTTAAATGTTGATTAGTTATTATTTTATATTGCTTATTGCAAATTTTACATTCTACCATATAAATCCTCCATTTAATATAAATATCAAATAACTTCCTATATATATAAATAACGGTACTTGATTTAATGTGTCAGATATAGAAGCATTTTCTGATTGTTGTCTTTCTAATTGAGATTGTCTACTCATATCGGCTAAATCTTGTCTTAGTTTTTCTCTTAAAGAATTTTGAGCATCTTTTCCCTTTGAAATTAAATCTGCTCCATTCAAAGTAACTTCTGATCCTGGTATCGCTACCGTTGTATATTTTCCTCTGATTAATCCAAGAAGTTCAGATGCTAATGCAAGTGTGTATTCATAAATCCACTGTCTACCAGGTTGATTTATTTGTCCATATGTTATTGATCCATAAGGAACATTTGATGGATTTGTTATTAATCCTTGATTTGATCCATAAGGACTATTTCCAGATATACTAGATAAATCACTTTTCTTTGAATATTGTAACCAGAGTACTTGTCCATCTGAGTTTGGTACTGGAAATATTTTTAATTTATTATTTGTTAATTCAAACGAAAAAGCAGATCTTCTAACTTGATTAGACATTTCAATTTCTTGTATTCTTTGGATATCCCAATATACAGGAAATAGTTGAAAATTCAATCCGGGTGAATAACTCGCCCATCCAAAATTTTCTGTTGCTCCTTGATAATTTAAAGAACCTCCAATATAAGGATCGTAATATTGATTAATTGCAGGATCAGCATCATAAAATATTCTTTGAATAATCATTCTATCACTAGAAGATATATATCCATTTTGAATTCCCCAAGCTTGTAAATCGTACTGTTGTACACTTTGACTAAGATATAAAGACGCAGTATACCACTCAATCAATCCACCAACTCCAACGTAAGCTCCATAATTATCAGCAATATTTACAATAGAATTGATAGTTGGAACAACTAATTGATTATTCAATAAAGAAGCAGTAGATTCTCCTTCTAAAGAAAGATAATTGTCCTTTATTTTTGATTGGTATACTTCTTCACTATACACAGAAACTGCTTCTTCAAAACACGCATAAATTTGAGTATCTTGAAGTTCTACTTCCATCACAGGATACCCCAATTTAATAGCAACATAATTTGCTACTTTAGGACCATCTGATTGAAATTTTGTATCTCCATCATAAAATCCAAATGGAGTATTTCCAGCTATGGGTTGTGCGCTTCCAGTATATATGATTGGGTTTGCCATTATTTATTTTTATTTACCGTATTCTACTTCTAATATTTTTCCAACTAAATCAGATCTATGGTTTTCTTTTAAGTTAATATATTTAATTTCATCTATTCTATTAGATAATCCAATAACATATGTTAAACCATTAATTTCGCCTGTTGATGTTCTAATATCAGTTTGTTCATTATCACCATTTATTACTATTTTACCATTTTTACCCAAACGAGTTAAAATAGCTAACATTTCTCCTTTAGTTAAGTTTTGAGCTTCTTCAACAATTAAAATATCATCAATTGTTTTACCCCTAATAAACTGTACTGGTAATGCTTTAATTTTTTCGTCTTGTACTAATTTAGTTACTTCATTTTTATCAGAACAACACTTAGAAATATTTTCAAGTAAAGCTTCCATGTAAGGATCAAATTTTTCACTCAAAGCTCCAGGCAAAAAACCTAAACTCTTACCTACTTCAATTGCGGCTCTCGTGTTATAAATGCATCCAATTTGTTTCTTTTTTAAAAAATCTAATGCTGCTTGGGCACACACTAATGATTTACCACTTCCAGCTCTACCTGTTATTATAACTATTTGATTTTCTACTATTAATTTTTTTGCTGCTTTTTGTTCTTCGTTTAATTGTAATGCATTTATTGATTTTATTTCGCTTTTTCTTTCTCTATTAGGTTCTTTCATAAAAGGATTAAGAGTGATTAATAATAGCTGTTTATAATACTATAGGTATAAATATCAAAGTAACCAACAAAAAAATACCCCAATTAGATTGGGGTACTTTCTTTTAAGGAGTATGATAAATACTTTATCTATTACTAGACAATGTTTAAATCCGCTACTTGAACACCGCCATAAAATTCCGGTCTGATCATCGTCATCGCATAGCGAGTCATGATGCCCTTGCGCGGAGTGAAAGTGGTAGGATCGTAAATCAATGGAGTCATGATCAATGGAACATAAGGAGAATATACAGCTCCACACTCAAGGAATTGATTACCTCTAAATCCTAATAGGATGAAGTTTTCCAACATGTATGGATTTTTGTAAACTTTGTAACGGCTATTTAAACTACCAATTTTCTGAACTCCGAATGCATATTTCATTGTATCTGCTGCACCGTCAGTATCAGCTGCAAATCCTGGGATTGACTCAAGGATTGTAGCCACTGCTGGAGAAACTACCATGAAGTTAGCACCACCACGTAAAGTACGTTGGTGAATCAAGTTAGAAACTTTTTGTAATTTAATACCAATTGTTTGGAACCAAGTCATCTGATTGTAATAAGCTCCTGCAGTGTTAGACTGGAAGAAAGTATTAGTTGGATCAATTTGGTTACCGATTTTAGCTGACCACTGTAATACAGTAGGAGCATTTTGAATTAACATATCCAATACCTCTAAGTCAATTTCCAAAGAAATGTACTCAGATAATAAACCTGTTAATTCAGCTTCTGCGTCTAAACTATGGTAAGCATTCAAGTCTTGAGCAAACTCTGGAGTCCACTGTGCTTTTAATTTACGAGTTTTAGCAGAAATTGTTTGGCTTCTCATTTGCACGTTTACTTCTGGGATATAGATCTGAGAAGGACTGTATGCGTTAGGAACAGAGAAACCTTGTGTAGCTGTTCTATCTTCAAAATCACCTCTTGCATTGAAGTCAGTCATTTTGTTATAGTACAGAGTAGTAGTAGCAGAACCAGTAATTTGGTTAGCTTGAGCTCCAGTTAAAGAACCAGTTACTACAAAAGTTAAAATATCAGTACCACCTTGAGCTGGGATTCCAGTGTATTTAGTAAACTGATTTAAAGTTGTAGAAACAGTAATTGCAGATCCTGAAACTAATTCAAAAGCTCTTACGCCATTATAGTTAATACCAGGAACAGTTACAGACACGTTATTAATAGTAACAGTGAAAATTTGACCAGCAGCCAAAGAAGCACTATAGCTAGCATCAAAGTTAATAGCTGAGAAAGGCACTGCAGAAGCAGATGCAATCGCAGAAGCACTAATAGATGCACTAAAAGGGTTCAATGAATAGTTAAATGTACCAGCACCGTATAAACCACCAGAAGCAGCGTTACCGAAGTTAGCAGTTTGTGCACCGTATAAAGAACCGTTATATCCAAAAGGAGAAGCAGTTCCATTAGCACCTCCGTATTGGAAGTCTAAGAAGAATACTAAACCAGCAGGTAAGTTCATTGGTTGAACTGAAACGAATTCCTTCGCAGCAATTTGTCCAAAGATTTTTCTTACCAATGGTAAAGCAACTCCAGCCCATTGTTCACCAGTACCTGGTGTAAAAGTAGCACCGTTTGCTTGAGAAACGTTACCATTTGTTTGAGAAGTTTCAACGATTAATTGTTTCGCTTGATTCTCAAGGATCATCGCCATGTTATTGCGATCGTAGTCTTGCAGACCTTCTAAAAGACCTGACTTGCCCCATTTTTTAGCTAATCTCTGAGCAACTGTAAAGGTAGCTTGAGCAGCGTTTTGAGCAGACTCATTTAGTAATGATTGTACTAAGTTTGCCATAATTGTAATTTAATTTTTTATTTTAGTATTTTTTAATTCCCGCCAACTGTTGCATTCTTGTAACAAATGGATCTGCGTCAGTAATATTCTGTTTTGGTGCATATCCAGCTGGTTTAGATGCAAAACCGTTATAGCTTTCTCTAAGTTGTTTTTTAGGAGCAGAGATAGATTCATTTAATGTAGCAAAGATATTTTTAACTTCTTTAACATTTGATGCTCTATCAAAAGCACTAACAACTCTTTTCTTTTGTGATTCATTCAAAGATTTAGCTTTGAATATTTTGTTCATGTAAAGAAGTTTAGCATTTAAAAGATTAACTTCATGTAATGAGCCTCTAAGTTCTTCGATAGCTTTTTTAGCTTCTTCGATTTCTTTTTTGTGCTTTCTTTCTTCCATTTTTCTTCTTTCTTCAACTTTATGTTGATGCTTACGCTCTTCAACTTTATGCTTTCTTTCTTCTAATTCTTCTTCAAGATCTTCTTCTCCAAGAATTTCATCAAGATCAGCATCGTTTTCTTCGCCTTCTTCATCACCATATTCACTTTCTTCTCCACCTTCTTCGCCTCCGATAAATGGAGCTAAAGCTTGTTTAAGTTGGCCAAAAGTTAGAACGATTTCTTCATCGTCTTCACCTTCTTCAGATTCTTCGTCACCGAATTCATCTTCTCCACCTTCTTCTTCGCCTTCTTCTTCATCATCTTCATGCATGTAACCTTCTTCTTCTTCGTCTTCTTCAAGACCATCATTTTCTTCTAAGTCTTCATCCATTTCTTCAAGTTCTCCTAAGATTTCTTCAAGAGATGATTCATCTAAATCTTCTTCAAGATCTTCGCTTTCTTCTAAATCTTCTTCAAGATCTTCTTCCATGTGATGACGCTTTTCTTCCATTTTCTTTTTGCGCTCTTCCATTTTTTTACGATGTTTACGCTCTTCCATTTTGTGAGATTCTTCCATTTCTTCGTTTTCTTCTAAATCTTCTTCAAGATCTTCGTGTAAATCGTCTTCGATGGCAGTTTTTTTGTAACCTTTAGGAAATTTTGGATGTTGAGAATAAGTTTTTTCTTTTCCAGGACCATAAGCTCCAGGAGTTTTTTCTTCTTCTAAATCTTCTTCCAAATCTTCTTCAAGATCTTCACGCATTGATTTTTTAACAGCTTCTTCTACTTGAGAAGAAAATTGTTCTTGCAATGTTGCTTTTGCGTTAGCGATAGCGCCAGCTCTTAATGCTTTTGCATCAGCGATTGCCTGTGTGTACAAGTTTTCTTGCATTTTAATAATTGTTTGTTTGATTCCGATTGCTTATTGAGATTGAAGCAATATGTGTATTTTATACGAGTAGCGTTACATTGTAGATTTGTGGTAACGCATATACGAATAAATATAGACTTTTTTTGTAAAACGTAAGTTTACTAAAAAAATATTTAATTTATGCAACAAATACCGCTAACAGAACATATGATATCAGAGATCATTCTATTTGCTCGACTATATTTGTCTTCTAGTTTTATGTTTCTATCGTAAGACTCTTGTAAACCTCGATTATTTACTGGTTTCATGTAAGCTCCATAAGTTGAAGGTGTAGAAACAAAGTCCCAGCATATTAGGTCAAGATCGTCTTCAACTTTAACAATACCTTCTCCAATTGGAGAAACTGATCCCATAGCTCTAGATGAGATCCCAACAGTTATATTATTTTCAAATAGTTGTCTTAATATATTCCCAGATGGAGTTGGTAATATTTCTATTTTACCGTAAAGATCTTTTCCTTGCCACCAAAGTTCTAATATGTTGTGACTAACGTTTTTTAAATTAATTACAGAAGTATCTGGATGATCTAATTCTCCTAGAGCTCTATTTTCAGTAATTGGACCAGCGATATATTTTTCTACTTGTTTTTCTAATATTTCGTACGGATAAATTCTTTTATTCGCGTTTGGTTTATCGCTAGCCTGTACTTGACCAACAACTACCATGTTGCCATGTATATTTTTTCTTCCTTCTGATAAATTAGATATAGGAAGAAATAATGAATGCTCTATTAATAGTTGTTTCATAATTAATTTACTGAAATTACTTTAGCTGAATTAGCACCTGATTTTTTATATTTTTCTAATGCTTTTTCTCCTTGGCCTGATGGAACAGTCGCTAAAGTCACTGGGTTTCCAGATTCTCTATCATCTGCTTGTACAACATCTTCGGATTCTTTTTTAATTTTTTTCTTACCCTCTTTTAAATTATTATTTTTAGAAATTTCTTTTAGTTTCTTAAAAACTTCTTTCATTTTATCTTCCTTTCTAATAGATGTTGCACCAACATTAGGAAGTTTACCAAAAACTCTATCTCTATACTCTTTATCATTCTCAGGAGTTTCTTTGCTTTTTATTGGAGATAATCCATCTAGACTAATTCCAGAATAAAACATTCCACCTTCAGAAGATTTTATTAATGCTTGAACTTTTCCATATTGATCCTTTTTGAATCCTCCGATAGTTACTTTTTTACCTCTATCATCTAATACTTCTTGGCCAGTTGTAAAACTATTACCTTCACTATTTTTTACTGGTTCTGTAATTATATCTTTTTGAACTTCATCTCTTCCTCCAAGTTGATGTTCTATTACATTTACTTGTCTTGTAATTTCTATAGGCTGTCCTTGTTCATCTGTGACCTCTAATTCTAAATGTAAAGTGCCGCCTTTAATATCTTTTATTGTGCCAGATTCACAACCAAAAGCTTTTCTATCTGTATCTGGTAAAGGTACTAATTGACCTATTCCAAATTTATGATGAGTGTCCTCGTTTAACTTAACTTTTTTTTTAAAAATGCCACCAAATAAGCTTTCAACTATCTTTTCTTTTTTAGTTTCTGGCATTACTTCAGCAATACCTTTTGCTTTTTTGGCATGATAAGTTAATTCTTTAACGCCTTTTGGTTTTCCTTTTTTATTTTCAGTTTTAGGAGCATGTTGAGCTTTATGAGTTTCTTGCCCTTTAATCTTTCTCATCTGATTCTTATCATCACGAGTATTTTCTTTTTTAAGAGGTACCATTTTAAGTGATTCATCTTCTTTCTCGATCTGTTTTGAATTCATAAACTCGGTTTCTCTATATGCCATTGGATCAGAAGCCATTTTTTTAGCTACTTTAGATCTAAGTTTAATATAAGTAGACTCATCAAATGGCTTATCACCCCATTTATTTAGTTCAAATTCCATTGCTCTTTTAAATCTATAAGGATTTAATCGATCTATAGTAGCAGTAATTTCTTGATTTTCTTTTGACCACTCTTTAATAATACCTTTATTTTTAAGAACTTGTTCAGTATCTTTAAAAGACATTAAATTAGTGATAAAAGGTAAATTAATATCTCTACGTACTTCGTATAAGAACTTAGATTCAGTTATTTTACCCTCTTTTAATTGTTTGTATAGATCTATGGTTGTCATATTCAATAAATATTCAGTTATCTTCCTTGACCTTTATAGGCTTTTGGTCTAGGAGAATGTTTGTTGAAAGATTTTTTTGCTTTACCTATTTTTTTCTTTCCGAAACTTTTTTTTGTGCCATCTGAGATTGCCATTAACTTAATTTTTTAATTTGTTTATATGCTTCCGCAATTTTTGTTTTTAATTTTTCTATCGTTTTTTTAGTATGACTTTTTGCTTCATGCATACCAGAATTTTGATAAGGAAATTCTTCTTTGAGTCTTTTTGAATACTCTAATATTTTATTAACCTCATCTATTTTCTTTCTAACTAACTTAATAGCTTCATGAAATTGTTGAGATTCATTTCTTGTCTTTGTTTGTTTTTTAAAACTAGAATAAGATTCATTTAATGATCCTTCTTTCCATAGATCTTTATAAATAAATCCGCCTTTAGTTGGTCTATTTGGAATTTTAGGAGCATTTTTCCAACCTGTAATATCTTTAGATTCTTTTTTAACTTTCTTTTGATAAGGTCCAGCGTATTTCTTTTTTGGAACATCTAATCCAGGTAAATATGCTTGACTCGCTGATGTAGTAGATCCACCCAAATCCTCTTCTAACTCTTCCTCTCTAAGTTTTTGAGTAGCAAATTGAACTGAAAATGTTTTTTCTGGGGATTTTTTTTTCATTTAGTTAATTGATTTTAGTTCATCAATTAAATCGTAGTACTGTAAAATTCCTGCGATAGTTTCATCTTTTACTCCGATATTTTCTTTTATTGGAGTAATTAATTTAATTACTTCTGTAAGTTTTATTTTTACTACCGGACTTTCTACTTTATTTGAGAGAGATACCAATTCTTTTTTTATTGAGGTTAATCTTTTATTTAAAGATTCTTTTAAAGTTTGAGTATCTGAAATGCTCTCTATATATTCTTTTAAAACTGCTTTTTGTTTTGTTGAAAGAGTTCCATATTTTTGATTAAATTTTTCTACCAATATTTTATAGGTCATTAATCTAATTTCTTTGTCTTCTTTCATTAATTCATCCACTAAAGAAGAAGGAACTTTTTTATCTTTTATGTTATCTTTGCTAATCCTTTCTAAAAGATTAATTTTATTAGCAATAATTTGTTTTGTATCAGATTGTTCACTATGATTAGATTCAAATATTGTATAGGCAGATGCATAAAATTTATAATGATCTACTTTTGCTTTAAAGAAATCATTTAAATCATAATGTTTTTTAATTTCTTTAATTAAATTGTATTTTAATCTATTTAAAGACTGATAATCAATTTTTTTATGTTGATCTATTACAGTGGATATTAACACTTCTGCTTTAGATTCATTCAATTTTTTACTAGTTGCTAGAGTATTATACAAATTATATTCTTTACCAAGATCTGTATTGGTAAAGTATTTTTTGAGTATTTTAACTGCTTTAGAATCTTTATTTTCTAAAAGATCAGCTGTTGTCTGTCTAACTAGTAATTCAAAAAGAATTCCAGTATTACGGTATTTGCTATGTTTTACGGGCATAATGTGTGTAAATCGGCTACCAATAAATATGCTATTATTTTTATCAGTCTTCTAGTATATTATCTTCATCTAATGTACTAGATTCAAATAAAGTTGTCTTTCTACTTGGAAACATTTTTTGTAAAGAACTTCTATGTTGTAAATATAAATTCATAGTATCCCTACTTTCTAAATTTAAAGGACCACCCTTAAATTTTGGTTTAAAACTATCTTCTCCAGTCTCTGCATTAGCTTTTAAATCATAAGATCCAAGTCTATCTCTTCCAAATGGAGAATCATCTGTTTTATAAGTAGATTTATATTTTTGAGGTCTTCCAGATATTTTAGTAGGTCTATTTGGATCATTTTCATCGTATCCTGATGGAACATCTAAATTACCATCTCCTTTACCGCCATATAAACTTGCTAATTGATGTGGAGTTCCAAATGCTTGACCGGTTTCTGCTGGATCATTTCCCTCTTCTTGAATTTGATTATATCTAAATACTCTTTTTTGATCTTCAATAATCATATCTTCCATTTCTGCAAATTCATCTTCTGACACTTTTAGGATATTTTTCCACATGTAATCCCTTGGTAAACTCTTAGCTTCCATAGCTTGATTCATTAAATCAACTTTTTCCTTCAACATCGCAACCCTTTCTTGATCATATATGATAGAAGGTCCAGTTAAACTTAACTGAAAATTAGCTACTGATTCATCTGTATAACCATTTGCATATAAATGAACTAATGCGATTTTTTTAAGTTCTGATACAATTATTCTTTGAATTCTTTCTATTGTTCTTGCAAAACGAATATCTTCTGCTGCTAAAGTGGCTTTACCAGTTAGATCTTTTTCATATCCCATGAAAGCTTTAGGTATTTTAAGAGCAGCAAACACTTTTTCTCTAAAGTATTGTACGTCTTCAATACCATTATAAGTTAATCCAGGTATTGTTTCTATTTTAGTAGAATCTTCATTTCCTCTTCTTGGAACAAAATAATCTTCTAACATGTTTTGTACATTGTACTTCATGTTATAATCACCAGTATTAGGATCAACAAGAGGAGTTTTTTTCATCTTGTTCATCATTCTTTGCATATAGTTTTCAACCTCAGCAGGTGGGATAGCTCCCACATTAACATAATATGCTCTTTTATCAGGTGCTCTTACAATCCTATGAATAAGCATTGCGTCTTCTATAAGAGTATATTGTTTAAATAATTTTCTTGCGTTTTCTAAATAAGATTTTCCATATGGTAAATAATTTACATCTCCAGTAAATCTAAAGTGAGCCATTTCATAATTATCGAACCAAACTCCAACGTCTTGATTATTATATGCTGATGAATAACCCGTAGTAGATCCTAGTGCAGCATTAGGATCAAATTTAAATCTTACTTCATTTGGATTATGCGGATTAAAACCTTCTTGTCTAACAATATTATAAGCA